TGTACCTACTAACTTTTACGAGATGCGTGAAAGTCAAAGATTAGAGCTTAAACAAAAGACATACTCTAACTTTGCCAACGATGAATTTATATCAGCAACATTCGCACAGAAAAAATATCTTGGTTGGAAAGATCGCGATGTTCTTGCTAATAGAGAATTTCTACGTAAAGATGCAGAATTCCAATGGGAGTTACAGCAAATTACTGCAAGTGGTCCTGCTTGGAAAGAAACTATGATAGCTGGAGGACTTGGAGCTGGAGAAGGTGCACCCGGAGAAGCAGATATGGGTGGAGGAGCTGGAGCAAGTTCAAGTCTACCTCCTGCCTTTGGTGGTGGAGAAGCAGATACATCTGGAGCTGGAGCTGAAGCACCAGTAGAGGCTCCCGTAGAGCCTGCAGAAACTTCTGAAGCTCTACCAGCTTGATAGTAGTGTAAGCTATAAATACTTACATGGCATTAGTATGTGAAGTAAAACCTGTATCTGCTTTTTTATCTACGAATTTAAGTAACAAGCTTGAATCTTTTCAGCAGTTAGGTGATAGAATAAAGAGATCCTTAGGATGGCCTTTAATCTCTCTCGAAATACATCAAGATCAACTATTTGAAAATATTCAGATAGCTATTGAAATGTATTCTAAATATGCAGGTTATACTCAAGAATTTTTAATTTTTGATTCACTACTATACGAAAAAAATAAAGGAATTAGACTCGATCATTTATTTACTGTCTCTAACTCTTCTTATACTCAAGCACAAATACTAGCGCAGTCTCCGCCAAGTCCAAGTATGGGATTTACAGCTGAAACCCCTAGTGCTGTATATGTTGTAACTACTGAGGTTCCTACTTCAGTCTTCGCCTCATCTTCTTCTCTATCAAGTGTATTTACAATTAATATGGATACGTTTGATATTATAGATCAAACTATATATAGCAGCATTACAAGCTTTAATAGTGGGTTATCTACTTATTTTACTCCGACTAAACAGAAAACAATAACGAAACAAAGTGAACCAACAACAGTATCTACATTCAATAATGCCTTTGATTATGATATAATGGATTATAGAAAAGTTATTGACGTAGTTGAATTTGAAGAAGGTTCATCTAATGGGGTTAATACATTATTTACACTTGAGCAAACACTTGCGCAACAAACTTATTTTAGTTATGCTTTAGGTAATTTTGGATTCGATTTAGTATCGTGGTATACTGTTAAGGAGTTTATTGATACACGTGAGAAGATGCTAGCGACTAGAAAAGATCTTAGCTTTGACCCACGTACACAATATATGCAAATGTATCCGCAGCCTGGTACTAGTCGTTTTTATGGCGTTATAACCTGTTACGTAGAGCGACCTATTAGAGATTTAATTAAAGAGCAATGGGTATATAAATATGCATCCGCTCTATGTAAGATAGTGATTGGTCGAGTAAGGGGTAAGTTTACAGGCGTTTCATTACTTGGAGGTGGTACTCTCAACACAGATTTATTAAATGAAGGTATAACTGAAAGAGATACGCTCGAGAAGATGTTGCTAGAAGGAGCTTCTCCAGGAATGGGCGATGCAGATCCCTGCTACTTTTTTGTAGGATGAACAATCCACCTAATAATCCAAAGTATAAACAAGGTATTTATATGCCTAAGCATCCTAATAAATTAATAGGATCTAAGGCTATATATCGATCTGGCCTAGAATTAAAATTCTTTAGATTTTGTGATTTCAATCCTAACATTATTCAATGGGGTAGTGAGAACGTTATAATACCTTATATAAGTCCTGTAGATGGTAAAATGCATCGTTATTATGTCGACAATTATGTTGCGATCCGTGAAGGGACAGAGATAAAGAAATATCTTATAGAGATAAAACCTTTCAAACAAACATTACCACCTACTACAAAATATAGAAAAAAGCAGCATTTAATATATGATCAAGCTCAATATATAGTAAATCAAGCAAAGTGGGAAAGTGCGAATGAATATTGTAAAAAGAATAAACTTAATTTTCTTATATTGACAGAAAAAGAGTTAAAAAATTGATACAATAACTCTGGTAAATAAATCCTTTATAAAGACATTAAAAGATATAAATATAATATATGTCATTAAAACTTAACCTTCTCGTAGAAAAACCTGATTTAGAAGACAATTTCGAATACATACTTGAAGAGACAAATCGTAATACGCCATCTACACTGTATATAAAGGGTCCATATATGATGGCAGAAGGAGTTAATAAGAATAAAAGGCTTTATCCTATTGACGAGTTAAGAGGTGAAGTTAAGAGATATAATGAGGAAATGATAATACCTGGTCGTGCAATGGGTGAGCTTAATCATCCTGCTACTGCTGATGTAGATCTAGAAAGAGCTTGTCATATTGTTACAGAACTTTATGAACAAGATAATGTCTTCTTTGGTAAGTCTAAAGTATTAACTACACCTTGTGGACAAATAGTAAGATCTTTAATTAATGATGGTGTTAAGGTGGGAATGTCTTCGAGAGCATTAGGTACTCTGGAAGAATCAAGAGGACATAACGTCGTCCGTAACATGAGACTTGTTGCTGTTGATTGTGTTGCTGATCCATCTTTTCCTAAAGCTTTTGTTAACGGTATTCTTGAGTCTAAGCAATGGGTCTTAGCCGATAGTGGTAAGTATGAAGAAGCATACGATAAATTTGAAAAGAGTATCTCTAAATTACCTATGAAAGATGCTGATATATATCTTAAGGAGCAAATTCTTAAATTTATTCGTAATTTTTAATAAGCATATAGTATAAATTGATAATAAAGTATAAATAAATATATGGCTAAACTTAAAAAAAATAAAAAACCTGTTAAGGTGATTGCTAAAAAGAAAGCAGTAGTAAAGGGTAAGGCTAAAATAAATCCCAAGGCTGATCTTAACAAGGATTCTAAAATTTCCAAGTATGAAGGAAAGCGAGCAGCTGCTATAGAGAAAGGCAAAAAGAAAGCCTTAAAAGAATCAGCAGACATAGCTAACTTTATTTACGCGCTTTCGACAAAAAATTATGCTCAAGCTAATAAATATTTAGTACAGGCTGTCGAAAGCAAGATTAGTAACAGAATCGAACAAGCCATTAACTCCCCTTTATTCTAGTATGAAAATAACAAACATGTTAACAGATGATGTAAAACAGATTCTTAGTGAAGAGTCTATTAGTGCAATTCAAGATGCTTTTCAATCCAAAACAGACCTTCTTATTGAAGCTGCTTTAGTTGAGCAGGATAGTCTTTATGCTGAAAAGCTAGAGCAACTAATGACTGCTATTGATGTTGATCATACCAAGAAGCTAAGAAAGGTAGTAGAGGCTGTTGATCGCTCTAATGCTAAAAAGCTTTCTAATGTTGTTAACAAATATGAAGCAGAAATTAATAGTAAAGCAAAAGAATTTAAAACTGCTATTATTGAATCAGTTTCTAGTTACTTAGAAGAATACATTGATGAAGCTATTCCTGCAGAAGCCATTCTAGAAGCTACTAAGAATCGTACAGCAACGACCGTTCTTCACAACTTAAGAAAAGTCCTTGCTGTTGACTCAGCTCTTATGAGTGAATCAGTTAAAGGTGCTGTTGTAGATGGTAAGAATCAAATCACTGATTTGACTGAGAAAGTAGCGAAACTAGAAGCTGAAAATACTATTATAAAAGAAAATTATAATAAAGTTAAGGCTAACTTAATACTTGAGAATAAAACAAGCCATCTTACAGCTAAGAAGAAAGACTATCTTAAGAAAGTCCTTGGAGATAAGAGCCCCAAATTTATTGAAGAAAACTTTGATTATACTTTAAGATTATTTGAAAGAAAAGATCAAGATAGATTAAATATGATAAAGGAAGAAGCATTTGATAATCGTAAGGTTAAGGCAGATGCTCCTCAAGAAATACAAAAAGAATCAACAGCGCGGTATAATAACCCTTATGTTGATGAACTACAACGCTTTAAATAACAATTTACCCTGAATAATGAGGTGGTAACACCTGAGTATCTTGAAATAAGAAAAATAATTCTCATTTCATGAGGTCGAAAAGAAAGGAAATAATAAATAAACATATGAATAAACCTCAATCATTTATAGATAAAAATAAAGCTGAACGTCTACTCGAAAAGTGGGCGCCAGTTCTTGATTTTAAATCTGATTCTATTAAGGAAATTAAAGACGAACATACCCGTTGGAGTACAGCAGTACTTCTTGAGAACCAAGAACAATATTGCTTAGAACAATCTTCGGCTGGTGCTGGCGGTGCTTTTGGTGCTAATGCAGGTGGGCAATATAACCCTCCTGGTAACATTAATAGTACAGACAGTTATGCCTCTGGCGACTCTCGTCTACCTAAGATCCTTATTCCAATGATCCGTCGTACGTTCCCCGAACTCATCTCGAATGAAATCGTCGGTGTCCAACCTATGTCTGGTCCAGTCGGTCTTGCTTTTGCCTTGCGCTATAAGTACGACAATACAGGTCTCGGATCTGGCGGTGCCGATGGCGGAACTGGTAGTATTCTTCGCAATTCAAACGCTCCTGCAGCTGTAAATTACGGCTCTGGAAGTGGTCAAAGCGAATTAGGATACCAGCACCTTGATACTCGCTTCACTGGTGTGTCTTCTACAGCTCTGTCAGGCAATGCTGCCTGGACATTTGCTACACAAGATACTGGTGTTGCTGAGATTCTTAAGAACTTCGAAATTCAGAACAACATCCCTCAGGTTAACGTAACCTTCGAAAAGACAGCTGTTGAAGCTGGTACTCGTCGGTTAGGTGCTCGTTGGTCCGTTGAACT